AATACATACCCCTTACATTTTAAAGTAAAGAAATAATGGCACATCAGTCATCAGATTTGACCACGTCGCTTACACGCCCGGGTCAATCGAATAGTACAGGTGACGCTAGAGCACTTTACCTTAAATTGTTTTCTGGAGAAATGTTCAAAGGTTTCCAGCATGAGTCAATAGCTCGTGACTTGGTGACAAAGAGAACATTGAAGAATGGGAAATCTTTGCAGTTCATCTACACAGGTAGAACAACGGCAGAATTTCACACGCCCGGAAATTCAATACTAGGTAATAGCGACGGCGCACCTCCAGTTGCAGAAAAAACTGTGACTTGCGATGATCTCCTTATCAGTTCGGCTTTCGTTTACGAGCTAGACGAGACACTTGCTCATTATGAGTTGAGAGGAGAGATCTCAAAGAAGATCGGCTACGCTTTAGCCCAAAAATATGACCGCTTAATTTTCAGAGCGATCAGTAAAGGTGCAAGACTTGCTTCACCTATCACTAAGTCCAACTTTGTTGAGCCAGGTGGTACTCAGATTCGTGTAGGTACAACTACAAACGATTCAGATGCTTACAGTGCAACAGCTTTGGTGAATGCATTCTATGATGCAGCAGCAGCAATGGACGAGAAGGGCGTTAGCTCTCAGGGTCGTTGTGCAGTACTAAACCCACGCCAGTACTATGCTCTAATACAGCAAACAGGTGAGAATGGTTTGGTAAACAGAGACGTCCAAGGAGCTGCATTGCAGTCCGGTAAAGGCGTTGTTGAAATAGCTGGCATTCATATTTACAAGTCAATGAATGTACCATTCCAAGCTAAGCACGGTGTTGCTTATGGCGGAACAACTGGTGAAGTCTCACCATCTAACCTTGGTTCTCATGTTGGAGATGCTATAGGTGATGCAAGAGCTTCAGTAACAGGTTTAAACAACAACTACGGTAACGCTACTGACTTCGCTAAGTCATGTGGTCTTATCTTCCAGAAGGAAGCCGCAGGTGTTGTAGAAGCTATCGGTCCTCAAGTACAAGTAACCAGTGGAGACATATCAGTTGTCTACCAAGGAGATGTAATTTTGGGACGTTTAGCAATGGGGGCAGATTTCTTGAACCCAGCAGCCGCAGTTGAATTATATACAGGTACTACCGCTCCAGCAGCGTTTGGTGCTACATATCCAGCTAACGCTTAATTTATACAGTTTTATCGGGGGGCTTCGGCTCCCCTTTTTTTATGACTACTTCAATACAAGCAAGCGATACAGAACTATCCGCCGTTAACTCAATATTGGGTAGCATAGGACAATCGCCAATCACTACACTTAACTTTACTAACCCAGAAATTTCTTTAATACATAATCTTTTAATGGAGTGTAATAAGGATGTTCAAAATGAAGGTTGGCATTTCAATCAAGAAGATCATGTCAAAGTAGAAAGAGATGCTAATGGTCAATTCTTAGTACCCACAGATTATCTACGAATGGATATTCATGAAGGTCAAGTAGATAGGAATAGAGATGTTGTAGTAAGAGATGGAAAAATCTATGACAACGTTTTACATACAAATGTATTCACTAAAGATTTCTTTTTTGATATAACTAGACTCTATCCATTTACAAATGTACCTCCAGTTATTCAACGTTACATAATTGCATGTGCTGCTGTTAGAGCTGCAACTCAATTGGTATCTAATTCAGAGTTAGTTAAATTATTAATTTTAAATCAGAACACAACAAGAGCTAACGCGACTGAATACGACTGCGAAATGGGTGATCATACATTCCTTGGTTGGCCGCATGAAAGTTCATATAGATCTTATCAACCTTACAAAGCACTAGCACGCTAATGGCAAATATCACACAAACTATTCCTAACTTAACTCAAGGTATTTCACAACAACCTGATGAATATAAGATCCCGGGACAGGTCAAGGATATGGTTAACACCTTACCTGACGTTACCCAAGGATTATTAAAGAGACCTGCTGGAAAGTTTGTGGGATCTTTGAGTGATGGAAGTAAAAACTCATCCACTGATGGTAGGTGGTTCCACTACTACCGAGACGAGAATGAACAATACATAGGACAAGTACATAAAGACGGTACTGTCCGGATGTGGGATTGTTTAACAGGTGCAGAGAAAAATGTTGTTAATGGAATTGGAAACAACACTTATCTAACTCATACAAATGACGAAGATATTCAAACACTTACGCTAAACGATTTTACCTACATAACAAATAGATCCATCAACACTGAGATGGATACAACTATAGAGCCAGTAAGACCACCTGAAGCTTTTGTAGAATTAAAGTCAGTAGCTTATGCTAAACAGTACGCCTTAAATCTATTTGACAACACAAGTACAACTACAGTTACTACAGCCACACGTGTATCAGTCGAAGGAATAAATCTTGGCTACGACCCAATGATTCCTAATTCTGGAACAAAGATATTTAACATTAATGGCATACCAGAGATACAAACGATAAATACAGCCTCAGCTAATAACGATGATTACTACAGAATCAGTGATGGTACAACAACCATTTCGGTTCATTTTGATTTAGGTGGTAATAATTTAGAAAGGACTGAAAGGTTAGCTGAAGGTTTTAGAAATCATTCTGATTATCATAAGTTAAAGTTTACAATCGGTACTACAGCAGAGAAAGATAATATTAATGATGATGTGGATTATGGAACTACATTTAGATTAGTTTTTAAAGAAGGTGGTTCTCAAAGCACACTAGCTACCTTAATTAGATCTAGTAGTGATGGAGGATCTGCGGATCAAACTTTCACTGCAACAAGAACTGTAACAGGAACAAATAGTAGTGCTAATTCAAAAGAGAATTTATACTTTCGAATATCAGTAACTGGTCAGAGTGTCCCGCACTCAAGAGATGAAACACCTACATACTATGGACGTTATCAAGTAAGTATAGATCTTTTACACGGTGGAGAAGGATGGACACAAGGGCAAGTTATTGAAGTTGGCTTTAAAGGTTGCAGTATGCAAGTAACTATAGATGAGGTTAGTACTTCAAAAGTTCAATCTAATCTTGGTTTAATTAGACCTATTCCAACTTCATTCGATACTAAAACTACAGTTACTGCTGAAAGTATTATCGGTGCTATTCGTTCTGACATTGTAGGTACTGGAAACTTTACTAATGCTAATGTCCAACAAATAGGTACTGGTTTATATATCACTAGACCATCTGGTTCATTTAACTTAACTACCCCAGTGGGAGAACTCTTAAATGTACTAGCAGGAAAAGTAGATGATATTGGTGATCTACCTTCTCAATGTAAACATGGCATGGTAGTTGAAGTAGTCAATAGCGCTGCTGAAGAAGATAACCATTACGTAAAATTCTTTGGTAATAATGATAGAGATGGTGAAGGGGTATGGGAAGAGTGTGCTAAGCCAGGAAGAAAAATAAGATTTAAGTATTCTAAAATGCCAATAACTTTAATCCGAACGGCGGATGGTAATTTTAGATTAACTGAATTAGATGGTAGTTCTTATACTATCTCAGGTACGACTTACAAAGCTCCACTGTGGGACGATGCACTGGTTGGAGATGAAACTACAAACCCGGAACCATCATTTATTGGTAACCCCATTAATAAAATGGTGTTCTTTAGAAATAGGTTAGCTCTATTATCTGATGAGAATATTGTTTTATCCAGACCCGGAAAGTTTTTTAATTTCTTCTCTACTTCAGCTATTCAATTTATAGCTAGTGATCCTGTAGATATCTCAGCTAGTTCTGAATACCCAGCTATTTTATTTGATGCAATACAAGTCAACACTGGGCTTGTACTATTTACTAAAAATCAACAGTTTATGCTGACGACAGATAGTGATGTCTTCAGTATTCAAACAGCAAAAATAAATAATCTATCATCTTATAATTTTAACTTTACTACTAACCCAATTTCTCTGGGTACAACGATTGGATTCTTAGATAATGCTGGTAAGCACTCACGATTCTTTGAGATGGCAGGTGTCCTACGCGAGGGGGAGCCACAGGTAATTGAGCAAAGTGCAGTAGTTTCTCGATTGTTTGAAAAGGATTTAAGACTTATATCAAACTCAAGAGAGAACTCTATTATTTTCTTTAGTGAAGAAGGTAGCACAACTTTATATGGCTACAGATACTTCGATCAAATAACAGAAAGGAAACTAGCCTCTTGGTTTAAATGGACTCTTACAGGTAATATTCAATACCACTGTGTTCAAGATGATAACCTATTTGTAGTAGTAAGAAACAACAATAAAGATCAGTTATTAAAGTATGCATTAAAGATGGATTCTAATACTTTTAGTATTGATTCAACTCAAAGAGTACACCTAGATCATTTAATGTCTACAAGTGGATGGTCTTATAATGCAACCACTAATAAATCTACAAAAGCAAAACCGACTGGACTAGAATCTACTAATGCAATAGCAGCTTATGACGTAGATAGTGGTAATAATCTAGGTAGATATGCAGCAGTAACAGTTAATGGAAGCAACCTAGAAATAACAGGTGACTGGTCTAGTGAGACATTTTTAATTGGATACTTGTTTACTATGCAAGTTGACCTACCAACAATCTATTACCTTAGACAATCAGGTGAAGCATGGAGAGCTGATACTAGAGCTAATACAATTGTCCATAGAATTAAATTAGGCTTTGGACCAGTTGGGGTATATGAATCAATTCTTAATCGTATAGGCAAAACAGACTATACAGAGTTATTTGAAGTTACTCCAGCAGATAATTATTCAGCTAATACCTCTGGTATATTCGACGATAATATATCCAGAACAGTACCTGTATATGACCGTAATAAAAATGTTTCTTTAACACTTAAATCTACACACCCAGCCCCGGCGACACTACATAACATGACATGGGAAGGGGTTTATACAAATAACAATTACGAGCGTGTCTAAATTTATCCATCCTTTGACGTCGGAGGCTGCTATCGAAGTAGCTTCCAACTTACGTCAAGATGACTATAGAGAAGTTAAAGAGGGTCATGGACATGATCCTATGGTAGTTATCCCTTTAGCTTATCTATCAAAAAATTCCGTATATTTCACAGTACCTGATGGTCAATTAGCAGGTGTTGCTGGAGTACATGAAAACGGACAAATATGGATGTTATGCACACCCGCCATTCATGATTATCCAATTACGTTCGCTAGAGAAGCGAGACGATTTGTAAAAAACAGAACAGAGAAGTTGCTGTGGAACATTGTTGATGAACGCAATGAAGTCCATTTAAAGTTACTTCGCTTTTTAGGGTTCAAGTTTATAAGAAGACTTAATCACGGACCCAACAATTTATCCTTTATAGAGTTTGCCCGTGTGCGATCCAGTAACAGCAGCGACCGTCGGGTCATCCGCAATAGGAGCCTTCGGTCAAGCATCAGCAGCAGCGTCTGCCAACAAAGCTAAAAAAAGAGAATACGAACATAAATTAAAAATTAGAGAAAGTAGATGGATGCGTGACCGCGCCCTCTATGCATCTAAGATAGTTCAATTTGAGAGAGGTATAGATGAATCTAATATTGCTGCTCAAAGGGCTTACACAAAATCACAGATAAGTGTAAACAATATTAGGTCTCAAGCATTACTTGACCACTCAGAAGATTTCAAGGAAATGTTAATGGCAGAAGGAGCTATAGAGGCTGGTGCTGCTGAGAGGGGTATTAGAGGTAAATCAGTCCAGCGATTAAGAGTAGCTAACTTACAGAAGATGGGATTTGCTAATAGCATGAGAGCTAAAGCTTTAACTCAAACTCATTACAGATATAAGCAACATGTCGCTGATGTTCAGATGCAATTAAAGTCTAACCAGAATCAACAGTTCAGTAAGGTAGCTATACAACCAATACCAGATTTAACACCGCCACCACTTGTAATGCAGAATCCTAATCAAATACTATTTATGGGATTAGCTGGTGCTGCCTTTGATGGGGTGGGTTCATATTACGAGAATAAGGCTGGAAATATATATGATTAATATCCAAGTCCCTTACAACCACGTTACTAAATATGCCTGACCATTACACATTTGAAGGGGGTGAATTTAATCCTGTTACACAGGTTGATGTCATACCTGAACAAGAAAAATTAAATCAGAAAATTGAAAGATCCGAGGATGACTACTTCCAAGCTCTTAGACAAAACGAAGCTGACCGTATCCAAAACGTTAAAGACTTTTGGGATGGTTTAGGTGATATTTCAAAATCATTAAAAGGAGCAGCCGAAGCACAGCATAAAAAGTTTGTAGAAGAAGAGGAAGCCAGAGGTGCAATGGCTGCTATTGAAAGTGACTACAACTGGGAAGACCTACAAGCTTTAAAAGACGAAGAAGGAGTAATGAAGGCTGAGCACATTCAGCTTTCTAAAATAGGTAGTGAAGTAGAAGAAGAAACAGGAAGGTTTATTTTTGGTCAAGAGTTTAGGAACATGTCCAAATGGGCACAGTATTCTTTTGTTAAGAACATACTTCTTAGAGAAGGTGCTGATTACAAAATGTACAAACAACAAGCCTTACAGGAAGTAGAAATAGAGATAGACAGGGGAGATGGTAAGGGTCCAGTTAGAGTTGGAGGTCAAGAGAAGGGAGGTATAAGGGATGCTTCAAATGAAGCTGAAGCTAACGCTATGGAAGCAAAGGTAAAGCAAGATTTCATGAGACGTTTTGCTGGTTATCACCCTGTCTTGTTACAAGCAACTCTTAAAGAAAAAATAGAAACGGTTGATAATGCGGACCAAGCTCAGAGAGCTAAGGACTTTGATGACCAAGCTAAAGAGTTTGCTGAAGAACAGGAAACACTAGACCTTGTTGATAATATTAGATCTAGCCCTAGTAGTGGTCGTGAGCATATTGACTTTTGGATTGAAAAGAACAAATGGAAATATAACGGAAATGTTAGTTTAACAAGAGACGCTTTAGGAGACAAGCTTGTAGATGCTGTAAAGAAAGGTGATCTCTCATTATTTGAAGCTATGGGTGTAGTAAAAGAAAGGATTGCAAATAGAGGTACTAAGAAAGACGTGGACATGACCCACTGGAAAGAGTGGAGAAACTTAGAAACTCGTTTATATAGAGCTAACTCTGATTTTATGGAAGAGGGCGAAGACTTTATAGAAGATGCAATGAAGGCAGATGCAGAACTACTATCAAAAGCAAACAGACAACTAACCGCCGAAGAAGCTGCTGCTTACGTCAAGCGTCATAGGGAATTATATCCTGGGAAAGCTATACCAGACGAAGCTTGGAACTTTTTAAACGGATGGGAAAATGATGATGCTCTACGTCAAGTTTTAGATAAGAAGATTTTAAAAAATGGGGGTGTAACCGAGAAGGATTTAGAAGGTGCAAGCCCAACTCTTTATGATGAGTATTCGAACGCAGGTAAAATTATCCGTAATGGTTATGAAAGAATAAGTTCAGTGGCAGAGCTAGGTAGAGATCAAACTACCTTTGTCAGGAACCGTGTTGCTAATGGAATGACATTAACACTAGGTACTGGTGAAACCACTTCTCTTGAATTTGATTTGTTACTTAAGCAAGCTAGTAAGGACTTTGTAGATGACTACAATTACATGCTAAATCTAGAGGGTGATCCAGCAAAGGCGTTGAAACATGCTAATGATAATTTAGTTAGAAATGTAATCAACAATGAAAATGGCTATAGAGAAACTTATACATCGTATGCATTCACCGCCGATAATAAAGGTAGGCAAGATGCACTTACTGCTGCACAAGACGTTATTAAACCAAGATCAGGAGGGTTTAGAGTTACTAAACTTCCAGTAACTGATGATGATTTACAGGAATTAAAAGAGTGGGCTGCTAGTGATGGTAAAGATCCAGTACCTACTTTCTATGCTTTCTTAGCTTCTGAAAACGGTATATATGCTCCAGCGTTAGCTGCTGCTCAAGCTGCCTTACATGGGTTTGAAGTAAAAGCTAAAGTAGATGAATCTCAATTAAAGAAATTACCTCCAGCCGTACAAAAGTTATTAACTTATAAACCTAGTCCTACGTCTGTAGAAATAGCGAAGAAAGAATATGAGAGATCAGAAGAAGAAGATATAAACAAACTACCTACTTGGCAACAATCAACGAATCTCCGTAATGGTCTCTAGCTGTGGCTAATCCAAACCGTAGATTCATACTTACTACGGTAACACAATGGATGAATTTGAATTAGTTAACCAAAAAAGCAACACCATCTCCGACGAAGAAGCTGCACAGAAAGCTGAAGATCGTAGGAAGATAAATGAACATAGAGAAAAAACTGAAGCTGAAAGAGTATCTAAAGACAAACAATCACAAGATGAATTAAACCAAAGAAATGCAGAGATAGACGACTCCAGAAATAAAGAAAACTGGGGTGCTGGTGAATACACTAAAGAAGTATTTTCTGCTATTGGAGGTGGTGCTCAAGATACATTATCAAGTTTAGTTACCCTACCTGAACGCATCATTGATGCTGCCACAGGTGAGATGGGTAGAGAAGCAAAAACCGAAGATGGTTATAAGCCTGAGTGGGACGACTGGTTTGTAGATGATACAAATCCCATCGAAACAAAGACATGGTGGGGCGGCGTCATTAGAGGTATTACACACTTCGGAACGTTAGCTGCTGTACCTGTCCCTGGATTTGGTGCTGCTGCAAAGGTAGGTAGTATTTCGACAGGGGTAGCTAGTAAAGCTGTAGGAGCTGTGGTTCCTAAACTATTAGCTAATCAAGGTTTAAAACAAGGAGTAAAGACTTTAGGTAGAGGAGCATTAGCTGGTGTCAAAGTTGATGCTTTATCAATGACTTCTCAAGATAGCAACGCGCTTGGCGTTATTAAAGAGCATTACCCTAATATAACTATCCCTTTATTAGATCCACTAGCAACTGATAGACACGATCACCCCCTACTTAAAACATTTAAGAATGTTGTGGAAGGTATGGGTCTTGGTGTTATTTCAGATACCGTCTTGATGGGTTTAAAGGTTGGACTTAAAGGCTCTAAAGATACAGTCGAAAATGCTTTTAAAAAGAGCAGAACAGTACAAGAAATACAGCAGGGTAAGTCTGAACTACAAGGTGGTAATAAAATCCATATACGTATTAATGAATTAGAAAACAAGCTACCACCTAATCCAAATGCAGATAAATTTTCAAGCCTAAGCAATGCACTTTCTCAAGCTAAAGATGAATTAAGTGCAGCTAAATTTCCAAAAAACGGTAAAAGGATTGCAGCTCAAGTAAATAGATTTAAAGAAAATGTAGCAAGACTTGAAGATGAAGTAGCAGCAGCTCGTAAAGAGTATGACGAATGGAACCCAGGAGAAGAGTACCAAGAAATTACAGAAGAGCTAACCAACCTTAAAGCACAAAGAGATGGTATAGCCTCTGAATATAGTCCTTACAAAAACGAACCTAAAGCTCAACACGAAGGTAATGCTACGTCAGTAGAGAATGTAGACGATAACATAAAGACTCAGCAACAGATGAGGCAGTATGGAAATGAGAAAGGATCTACTGGTGGGATGTTGACAAGAGTAGGTATTAGAAATGTTATGGAGTCTTCCAAATTAGCTTGGGACGAAATCAAAGTATATACCAAGGCTATAGGTGCTAGTCCTAAGATGAGAGCTGACATACAAGCGTATAGAGATGCTGGTAAAACACCAGCTCAGTATGAAGCTGATAACTTATGGATGTTTAAAGAAATGGTAGAAGGTAGAGATACCTCTGAAATGACTGTTGAAGAGTTTCTTGCACCATTAAGAAGTAGAGATGGTGTTATACAAACAAAAGATTTACCATCTGGAGGGTCAATTCCATATCTAGATCAACACAGTGTTAGAGCACTTGACTTAGTAACTGGAGATTTACTTAGAAGACTTAGGGATTCAGGAATAATGAGTCGCGAGTTAGAAAGTATTGTTAATGTAAACGGTGTTGGTGGTCCTACTAATAACATCGTTGAGCAGTTATTAGCCGTAACTAAGTTGACTAAGATGTCCCGTCTAATGGCTGGTCAAGATTTAAAAGCATTGGATAACCCAAGCTTTAAACGAATGACCAAGAAACAGATGGAAGAGACCGTAGATGCTGCTGCTTTAGAGAATGTCAAAGCTCTACAACTAGCAACAAAACTAGCTGAAGGCGGAAACGACCAACTACTAACTTCTATAAGACACATGATATCTGAGGCTGATGATATTCATAATGTAGAAGATTTAATGGCATTCCTACGCGCAAAGATGCGTGGTGGTGAACTTAACGGTTCTGTAAGACAAGGCTTACTTGTTAAAGAGTTAGGCATGGTTATGACTAATAGTGTTTTATCTGGTCCTAAGACACCAGTAAGAGCAATTATGGGTACATCGTCTGCTGTATTTATGAGACCTATGTCTCAGGTAGTAGGTGCTGCTTTAACTGGGAATGGTCGTACTTATAGAGAAGGTTTAGCGACAGTTAATGCAATGATCCAATCAGTACCAGAGTCGTTTACATTATTTAAACGTAAGCTTGCTGGATACTGGTCTGGTGATATAGCAACCATTAGAACTCGTTTTGCAGAGAGAACTGCTGCTGATGAGAACTGGGAAGCTATGAAGTTTCTAACTGAAAAAGAGGGTACTAAAGCTGACAAAGCTGCCTTCTATGTAGCTAACATGGCGAGAGGTGCAAACGATAATAATTTCCTTACATACTCTACTAAAGTCATGGCAGCAACTGATGATGCTTTTGGTTATATATTAGGTAGAGGACGTTTAAGAGAGAAAGCTTATCGACAAGTATTGGACGAAGTTGATGGTAATTATGTTGATGTATCTCCAGAGATGATTGCCAAAGCTGAAAATAATTTAGTGGATTCAATCTTTGATGGTGAAGGTAACTTAACTGATAAGTATATTAAGGCTGCTAAAAAAGAAGCGACACTTACTCAGGACTTAACTGGTTTCGCAGCAGGTCTTGATAAGGTATTTAAAGAGACTCCCTGGGCTAGACCCTTTTTCTTGTTTGCTAGGACTGGTGTTAATGGTCTTGCACTAACTGCTAAACATACACCTGGTTTTAACTTCGTAGTTAAAGAGTGGAATGATATTGCATTTGCTTCACCAGATAATTTAAAAGATGTATTTAAGTATGGTATTGAAAATGCTGACGACTTAGCTAATGCTAAAGCACTACAAGCTGGTCGATTAGCTATTGGAAGTAGTGTAATATTTATGGCTGGTATGAAATTTTTAGGTGGAGATTTACATGGTAATGGACCAGTAAATAGACAGCAAAGGCAATTATGGCTTGACTCAGGTTGGAAACCTAGAACTATAAAAATAGGAGACGCTTGGGTTAGTTATGATGCTTTTGAACCATTTAACCAAGTACTCTCAATTATAGGAGACATAGGTGATCATCAAGAGTTAATGGGTGAAGAGTGGGCAGAGAATAACTTACAGAAGTTAGCTCTTGTTGTAGCTCAAGGTATTACAAGTAAGTCTTATATGGCTGGCTTGACTCAATTTGTAGATTTATTTGCTGGACAGCCAGGACAATTAAATCGAATTGCAGCATCTTTAATGAATAACACTATGCCTCTTAGTAGCTTAAGGAATGAAATTGGTAAAGTCCTTACTCCACATACAAGAGAGCTTGGTTCAGATGTATTTAGTTCTATCAGGAATAGAAACTTATTTTTTGAAAATATAGCTGGATCATCCGATCAACTACCTATTAAATACGACATGTTGACTGGTCAACCAATTAAAGACTGGGACTTTGTTACTCGTATGTTTAATTCAATATCCCCTGTACATTTCAATCTGGATTACTCCCCAGGGAGAGAGTTGTTATTTAATAGTGGCTATGACTTAAGGACGTCAACTTACTACGCACCTGATGGAACTAACCTAACTAATTCTCCATACATTAGATCATTATTTCAAAAGGCTATAGGCGATCAAAGACTAATAATCGAGTTTGATAAAATGGCTGCCGACGAGGGTATTAAACGTTCGATTGCGTTAATGAATTACCACAAAAGGAATGGTCAACGTGATTTAGAACCAGACTCTTATGTCCATAATACTCGAATTGCAAGCATTTTTAAGAAAGCTAAAGAGAAAGCATGGCAAAAGATAAGGAATGATCCAAAGGTTATTGAGTTAAGAAGGAAAGAAAGAGATCTAAAAGTTAGAAACGTAGAAGCCCGTAACCAAAGCATTAGAGAGCTTGCAAATTTAAATCCAAAATAAACGGTGGTAATTAACCAATGGCGACAACTGAAGAATTTAAAAACGGTGGGTCCACCTCCTACTCGTTTTCAATTGAATATATAAAAGCCAGTGACATCAAAGTAAAAGTTGATGGAGCTGCACTAACTTATACAACCAACGCTTCCCCAAGTTCAGGACA